GGTCGCCGCATGCCTTAGGCATCGCTGGCTATCCTTAGGATAACGCGAGCATTGGTTAAACCAACTAGCTATAGCTTAGCTATAGGGCTCTCAGCGGGACTGCCACCTGGGGGATAATCCTGCCACACCTTAGGTGTCGCGGGACCCTCCACCCATCCCAACTATTGGGACTAACCTCTATATGAGAAGTCATCCGGCCAAAGAGGCGGTGGACCATCGGGACCCATTAAAGGGTCACAGTCTACATTAAATGGTTCGGTAAAGCTTAAAGCCTTAGCGATCCATCCTGGCTCGCCATAGACCAACATAGGGGCTGCTTCAAGCATCCTTTCTATTTGGGCTAAGTCAAGTAGGAATAGACCATCATCGATGGGCCATGCGTCCTGGCTGCATTCTGCCATTAACCAACAGATGACGGGTATAACATACAACCGTTTCTTCGGCATGTTCCAGATTCGCTTAGCGATTCTGGTTGCAAGCTTTTTATCGTCTGAGACGAGAATAACGTTTGCCTGTGGGTAACCCACAGCTTGAAGATATAATATATCATCATCTGCTAGGAAGCCAGTGGGAGGGGGCTGACCTGCGGGCTGGTTAAACCAGTTCCATAGGCGTGCCTTCTCCTCCTCTTCTTCAATTGGAATGTCCGCCTTAGGCGGTTCACAAACCTCTCCCGGTGTGAATTTACTCTTAAAGGGTATCCACAACGGTGATGTTCGTGATAATACTTCGATCGCTGAGCGATTGTAGTATGTACGTTCGAAGTTGTCGAAGAGGAAAGGTTTCTCTCTCCATATCGTCTCGATCTCTAAGAGATCTTGTGGTTCAACCACAGGCGATAGGTTGAGTACAAAAGATTCTACCGACAGTGGTTCAACCACTGGTTCGGGGGCTAAGCCCAGAAGAAATTTTTCATACTCAATTGAGAGTACCTTCGCTAGCAACTCATCCTCCACAGCGACAAAATTTCGCAGTTTCTTTAAGACACTGGAAATGGATCGCTGATAAGCATCGAGTTTAACTCGGTGCTCCTGGTAGGGGGCTAGAATGCCAAGATCAGAAGTTAATACAAAAGGCTCAGCCTTCGAATGACGTTCGTAGCGACGAACAATACCATGTGGTTTAACCACAGGGTCTTGATTGCGTTGTTGGTTTAACCAACTCACAATTGTTATCCACTTAGTGGAAAACTTTCGAGACGCTTCGAATTGTATACAATTCTGGATCTTGAACGGAAATCTCTTTCCTGATCCGCATAATGCGGCAGGCATGTAAACTACATGGCTGGATTCGTGTAGCCTAAGGCTCACGTCTTGCAGGAATGAGGCGAAAGAGAAAAGATTATGCGGGCCCTGAGGGCCAACATAAGACCAATCTCTTCCCAAAAGGTCGACTTTCCCTTGGGCTTCTACCTCATAAGAGTTAATATCGGGAGTGCAATCTAAGATTGCACGAAGTTTTACGTAATCAACATACGTGATCCTACTCCAACACTTAGTGTTGCGAATGTAAGACCATGTGTTGAGCACGGACTTCGGAATTCTAACGATTTCCTCACAATATTTAAAGAAGTTTTTGGAGACGAATGTGTCTAAGACACTAATTTTCATATCCAGCATAGCGATAGTGCTTAGCACTGCTTCAAGTTTAACTTGAACGCTATCCATAGCTATGATATCGTCCCCCTTCACTCTTATGTAGTGGACTTGTTCCACTAGGAATAAGCCTATAGAAGATAGGACTCCCTTGGTGACGGGATCACCCATCATGCAGGCCCTTAGGGTCTCCATCACAACTCCGTCTAAGACGAAGCTGCGAGGGTGTGTCAAAAGTGTGATGACTAAGTCACCATACCACTTTGGCACTTGCATGACGTGGTTCCAGACCTCCAATATGTCTCGCACTAAGTGCCAGTTCATATAGTCGGTCGCCGTCTCCAAATCAGTACTTAAGGCCAACGGCTTAGCCGTTGCGTCAAAAGTTCTGCGGTAGTCTATCTCTTTATAGACTTGCCATCCATCACGGGTTTTCTTAATCCCCGCCCTTAGGGTGGGAATGTAAGACATCGCTTTAAGCAATGCGTGCCCGTATGGACTTAAGGCACCCGAGTGTGCGAAAGGACTGACAGTCGCTGTCCGAACCTTTGAAGGTTCATAGACCTGGTGAATTTTTATTCTACTGACCTCTAAGAGGTCATCTTTACACTGCTTTAAGCAGTGGTGGAATAACCACAGACCAATCTGTTCCTTAGGAATTATTTGGTCTGTTAATTCGCCAGTCTCAAGGTCCACTAAGTGGACTTGAGAATCGGCTGCAGATAAAAGGTAGCGGGCATGATATGCCTTACCTCCTTGCGCCACCGGGCATTCCAGGCAAGCACTGGTCGAAAGAGAGATTCTTGTGGCCCCTAAGGGGTCACCACCAAACATTCGCTTAGCGATAATTTGATGGAGTCTTTCTTGAAACCATGCTTTATCCCACTTCCGTTCACACGGAGTAGTAACAATTGTGAGCCATTTTTTCAATGACTCTTTAGCAATTTTACCAGTGGGGAGCCCAGTCGCTCTGGTCTGCGTCAACATGGCCAATTTGTAGTGCCAGTAGGCACTATCCACTTTTGTCTTGCTTAAAGCAAGATAAACATCCCGTAGAAAGCTAAGCTCTCTTGGAATGTCAAAGGTGGTATCAGTGGCGAGTGCTTTAAGCACCTGCTTTCTAAAACGCTTTAAGCTCTTTAGAAAACCATCATGGTCATTGATGCAATTGGACATTGCTGCGATCATAATACGATCGGTTTGTTGGTAGGACTTGATGTCCCCCGGCGTTGATAGTAATATGCTAAGCATAATACCATCCGTCGTGGTACACCATTCCTTCATTTTCATCGCTAAGCGGTGGAAATGACGTGGATTTCGATGGCCTAAGGCCTTCGAAATCCGCTGACACAACGCCTTTCGTACGTTGATAGACAGACGAGGGAACCAATAAGTCCGGTTTAGAACCGTCATTACGTCCTCGTACTTATCTAGCTCAGCTAGATAGTTTTGCTTAATGGTTAAACCATTATCAGCAAAATAACGCCTTAGGCGTGAGTATAGAGTCGGTAACGGCCTAAGTTGACCCTGAGGGTCAACATAGGTGTAGATTAAATCTACGTCTAAATCGACTTGGCCATTGTCGAGACTTTCTTGTAGCCTCTTTAAGAGGTCGAACAAGGAGTTCGGGGTGGCTGTCTCTGGCACCCGCACATTTTCCTTTAAGGAAATTGTCAGCGGGAGGTCAGTGACGGTGAGTTTGAA